CAGAAGGATTGTGTAACTGAGATTGAGTTTGATATCTCTGGTGTCAAGTATAAGATTCGCCGCGGCCTTGCACCCAAGATTTTTGAGATCTATAAGGATGGTGCTCTTCTCAACCAAGACGCAACAAACAAGGACTATCAGAAGATGTTCGAGGATCAGATCCTAAAGATGTCATATAAGTCTTTCTGTCAAGTGGTTATTCTTGGTTCCACCAACTATGTACCATTTATGAGATTACCAGCAGCGGAGAGACGCTCGGTCGTAGAGAACCTTCTTGATATTGATGTGTTCTCCGTTATGAATGTTCTTCTCAAGGGAAAATTGTCAATGTTGAAGGAAGATCAGAAGAGTGCCGATCATAAGATCACTATCTTGCGGGAACGCGCCGAAGCGCAGAAGAAATTGGTAAAAACTCTGGAAAGTTCCAATAAAGAACATATAGAGAAATCGCAGAGTTCCCTAGAGGAATATAGAAAAGAAATAGAACAGTTGACTAGCGAGAATGAAGATTTTTTAAAGCAAGTTGATGAGTTGGAGAGCAAACTAATTCCAACCGATATCTCTACACAGGATATAGAATTTTCAAAGATCGAAAACGAAGAGTCAAAGATAGAAAAAGAAATTTTGTTTTATGAAAAGAACAGTTCTTGTACTCGCTGTAAGCAGGAACTTTGTGAAGACCATAAACAGAGCATAACGAAGGTATTGAAGGAAGATCTTAGTAATCTTAGTATTAAAAAAAGATCAGTGCTTGATCATATGAAGATAATCAAAGATCATATGCAGAGCAACACCAAGATAAACAAACAAATAACTGATTTAAACAAACAAATTCAAATGAATAATGCAAAGATTGCTTCTGCAAAAGGTGTTATTAATAAGACAACAGAGCAGATCAATAAGGCAGCAAACGACACTAAGAATGTGGACGATGAGAAGGAAAAATTTAATCTCATAGTTCAGGAAGGTGTGGATGCTACTGAAAGTAGAAAAAACATTGTTGAGGATGTTCATTATCATACTATTGCGGCATCTCTGCTCAAGGACAGTGGTATCAAGGGCAAAATCATCAAACACTATCTTCCAATTATGAACAAGGTTATCAATAAGTATCTTGGTCAGATGGACTTCTTCGTGCAGTTTCACTTGAGCGAGTCGTTTGAGGAAACCATCAAGTCGCGTCATAGAGACATCTTTACATACGACAGTTTTAGTGAAGGTGAGAAGAGAAAGATAGATTTGGCACTACTGTTTGCTTGGAGAAAGATCGCCGCCATCAAGAATTCCCTCAGTTGCAATCTTCTCATATTCGACGAGGTTCTTGATGGAAGTTTAGATGACTATGCCACCGAGTCGTTTCTTAATATTCTAAAAAGTATGGATAAGAACACTAATGTCTATGTAATCTCGCACAAATCAAAGGAACTTCTACAGGACAAGTTCCAACAACACATCTCCTTCACCAAGAAGAATAACTTCAGCAGAATGATATGAATTTTGCAGTAAAAGAACAATCAAAAGAGATATACGAAATCTTTCGAAAAAGAGCCGATATATTTCCACACATCCGCTATGATTATCTACAAAGAGCAATAAACAGCGGTAGATGTGTGTATCAGGATGGTGTGGTAATAATCTTCAGCATCTATAAGAAAAGAACAAGGGTAGGAACTTGTGGCATACCAAGAAACAATTGTATGTTGCATCAAATAGTCAACAGCAACGAGGGTAGTGGAAATGCCAAAGTAGTTCTCAAGCAGTTTCTTGCCTACATATCTTCGCTGAACTTGCCAGCAATTTGGTTAAGTGTCCGAGCAGACAATAGTAGAGCAACAAAATTCTACGAAAGAAATGGATTTGTTGAGGTCGGTACTGTAAAATGGATGAACGGAACTCTGGCTGGTACAATCTATAGGTATTCAAATGAACAAACCATACTATGAACGAAATGACTATGTAATAAACTCAAAAATAAATGTTCTGTATGAGGATCTTCTTGAAATGAAACCAGACGAGTTTGAGAAGTGGGTTGTCGAGATGCGTAAAGAAATTCTTCACGCTTGGGACACATATGGTTGTCCTCCTCGTACTGGAAAGTGTCAACAAGAAATAATTGAACAGTTTAATAGACTGGAAGCGTTTCCTGTTCATGAATTTACACATTCTGATGAATTGAGTAATATTCCAGATGATGTAATTATAAACAAGTCTCGTGTTGGTGTAGAAGTTGATCAGTTTTTTTCAAATATATTTAAGACAAGAATCAACTATTCGGACAAGGATACTGGATATTCAATTTATGATCTTTTTTCAAATGATGATTATCTTTCAAGAATGATTAAAGGTGCTTCTAGACATCTCCGTAGAGATTCCATGTACAAGCACGCTTTGTCTGCCATTAAAAATGATAAAAAATATTCTATAGTTGATGTAAATTCTGCCGATGAATGGGTGGATGCTTTCTTTTCAAATCCCTCTGTCTTCATTGGATATGACTTCATGCTTGAACAAGTAGAGCCTCGAGAAGGATTGAATTCTGGTTATTTTCAAATTGAGCAATCAAAGATTCTACACCTTAGCAAAGAACAATTTGAAAAATGGAAACCAAAAATGTCTTATCGACACTATTCAACATTCGATGCGGACAATTTACCAGAGGATAAGATATATGCTCTTCGTATATACAAAAAGGGAGAAAAAGTATTTCCTTCTGGGTTTGCCTCCTTCAGAATTGGCTATATACAGCCAGCAGTTAACTTTCCTCCAATGACTGCAAAATATCTCTATGAAAGATTTACGGATCACATTGGATCTAACGAAACGATCAACATCTACGACCCTTCTAGCGGTTGGGGTGGTCGCATTTTGGGTGCCATGTCTGTTCGTGATGATCGTATGGTACATTATATTGGGACTGATCCGAATCCTGAGAACTACCCTGAAGGATTGCATCCGTTCGGTAAGTACGGCTGTATTGCGGATTTTTACAACACAAAAACATACAGAGGAAACTCATTCTTCTCCGAGACAAACACTTACGAAGTCTATATGCTTGGATCAGAAGTTATTAGAAATGATAAAAGATTCGCCAAGCACAAAGGAAAAATAGATCTTGTCTTCACATCTCCGCCATACTTCAATAGGGAAGCCTATTCCGAAGATCAAAATCAATCATACAAAAAATTCTCTTCATATGAAAGTTGGAGAGATGGGTTCCTTCGTCCCACACTTGAAACCTGTGTTGAGTGGCTTCGTCCACAGCGTTATCTTCTCTGGAACATTGCTGATCTTCTTATCAAAGGAGAGTATTTGCCACTTGAAGAAGATTCAAAAAAGATTCTAGAAGAATTAGGAATGCAATATAAGTATACCATTAAGATGGCTCTGGAACCTATGCCTGGAACCAATCGTATCGGTGAGGATGGTATACCTAAATGCAAAAATTACTGCAAGGTGGATGGGCGTTATTTGAAGTATGAACCAGTTTTCGTATTTTGGAAACCTTAACTTGACTTACCCCCTGTATGGGGTAGAATATTAGTATGACTGCTAAGAAACGATACAAGACTCTCTCAAAGGGTCAGGATCCCATTTCTGTGCTAATTGGTTCTGAGCCAGTTATTACTGGCGAAGATATCGAAGGACAGATTTCAAATGCACTCAACTGGTACAGAAATGCGCCAGCAAAAATGTATCCTAAATTCATTCGTGAATATATGGATAGTCAATCTTATTCAAAAGAAGAAATCGCTAGAGCGATTAAAGGACCTAAGAAAGCATATGAGTTCTTTGCTGTTGCTGTCTATGGCAGGATGGTTGTTCGCGGAGTCGTACTTCCAGAATCGGCGCAAAGGAAACTGAAAGAATCGGTTCAGTACCTTCTTTCAAAGAATCCTGTTAAAGTTGAAGTAGAAGCGCCAAAAGTAAGCGTACAAGATCATATTAAAGAAAAAGCCAATCGTCTAATATATTCCCTTGAGGGGGAAATTGACGAATTTGCTGCTGCACTTAAATCAAATAAAAAGCATTCTTATGATCTTGTAGAATGGTTTAAGAAAAATGAAGTCAAGGCTATTCAAGCCGATTATATTCATAAGCATTTTGAACCTCGTCTAGAACAGATTATAAGCGCAATAGACGGTTCCGACAAGGATATGAAGGAAGCATACTCTTGGTTGTCCAAACCCAGTCTACGCAAGTATGCGGACTTCTACGGAGAGATTATAACTCTCGCAAAAGAGCAGATTACGGTTGCAAAGACCAATCGTAAACCCCGCAAGAAGAAGGAGAAGACTCCCGCTCAATTGGTTGCCAAGATGGTATACGCCAAGGAGTTTGGAGAACTGTCCATCAAATCCGTCAATCCAGAGGAAATCGTTGGTGCTTCCCGTGTTGTCGTGTACAATACAAAGAAGCAGACGATTGCTGTATACAATTCGTCTGAACTGTCAAATGGTCTAAGTGTGAAGGGAAACAAGATCATTAATTATGACATCAAGACTTCTACAATGAAGAAGGTGCGAGATCCGAAGAAATCGGTTCAGAAGTTTCTTGGCGGTCTTCGTGCGATCAATAACGCCTTCTCCGAGATCAAGACCAAGGAAAAGCCAGTAAACGGTAAGGTAAATCAGGACTGTCTGATAGTGCAAGCGATTACAAAATGATTCTCATCGACAATACACAAATTCTTATTGCCAGTATTTTTTCACAATACAAAAACATCAACAATGTGTCTGAAGATATTATTCGACATATTGTTGTAAACACATATCGAATGTATCGCACTCGCTTCAAGGAAGAGTATGGTGATCTTGTCATTTGTCAGGACTCTGCCGATCCTTGGCGTCGATCTGTGTTTCCGCACTATAAGGCAAACCGTAAAAAGACCCATGACAAGGACAAGGAGCAGTGGGACAAGGTATTTGAGATCTTAACCAAGATTCGTCACGAAGTTACTGAAAACTTTCCTTACAAGAACATGAAGGTGGAACACGCAGAGGCGGATGATATTATCGCCACTCTTGCTAAGAATTTTCATACTAAGGAAAAGATTCTTATTGTTTCTAGTGATAAGGACTTTCAGCAACTTCAGAGATATGAGAATGTGTTTCAGTATAGTCCCATTCACAAGGACTTTCTGAAGTGCGAGAACCCACAGAAAGTTCTTTTTGAGCACATAGTCCGGGGTGACTCGGGTGATGGTGTGCCAAATATTCTTTCCGATGACGATACTTTTATAAATGAAAACAAGAGACAGAAGCCATTGTCTTCTAAGAAAATTGCGGATTGGACTATACACGGAGTCCCTTCGGAGCACGAAAGAAATGTGGAAAGAAACAAAACTTTGGTTGATCTGACATACATACCAGAGGAGATTGAGCGAATGATCATGGATCAGTTTGCTACTCCTTATATGGGAAACAAAGGCAAGGTATTTGATTATCTTGTAAAAAATAATATGAAACTTATTCTTGAAAGTGTAGATGAATTAGTATGAGAACTCAAGCAGAATACATTGGTGAAATTTTTCTACACACAAGCAAACTCAATACCGAACAGGAAAAGATAGATTATCTTCGTTCTGTCAGTAGTTTACCTTTAACCATGTTGTTGAAGTTTGCATACGACGACATGTATACTTCAAATTATAAAAATATTCCAAAATACAGATCAGATGACTCTCCGATTGGATATAGCATCAGCGGTTTGCATAAAGAATATTCTAGAATACCTTACTTTCTCAATACCGAGATTTATATTAAAAACGACAAAATGAGAGATAATAAATTGCGAAATATAATAGAAATTATTCACTGGACAGAGACTCCTATTTTGGAGGCTATTATCCTAAAGAAAGAACTACCGCATATAAGCAAAGATTTGGCCATAAAGGAGTTTCCAAATCTACTAAAGGAGAAGAAGAATGGGCAGAAGTTTTCATAATAATTCAGATTCTGATGAGCATGATAGAAGAAGAGTAAAGAAAAAATTATCTAAAAATCATAGAAATAATGATAAAGCACATCTTCGTGAAATGATTTCTGGTAATTTAAACGAAGAAGATTATTACGATATTGAAGAGGAAGATCATGGACATGGAAGAAATCCCAGAGTATGAAGACTATAGAAAGAAACTCCTAGAAAACGCTAGGAGAAACGCTAATCTTGGTCGAGATGAAAAAATAGAAACCAAAGATCCTTCTCTTATAGACAAAGCGGCCAGTTTGGCAAGAGCGGTTGTCTCTAGAGGATTAAATAATAACAAAGCATCAAATGAAACTATACAACTTCGTGCGTTGAGTTGTCATGGTGATGATGCAAATTTACCACCGTGTTCTGAAAGAAAAGACAGTGCTAAGTTTCCAGGCTCTTATTATTGTGGAACCTGTGGCTGTGGAGACAAGAAAGCAACTCAACTCGTTAATCTTATAATCAATGGAAAGAAAGAATATTCGAAGATTGATTATCCAAAAGTTTCTTGTCCGTTCAAGATGCCTGGGTTTAGCGATTATGTTTCAACAGAAGATGGAGTAAGTGATAATTATCGCAAGAAAGAAATTGAAAGTAGATATGGTGTGGAGTATATTAAGGAACACAGCAATCCACAATAATTGGAGATTTATATTATGAGCACAGCAACAGCAATGAAAATTTCAAAGAAAACTCTAGACATTCTTAAGAATTTTGCCTCTATTAATTCAAACATCTTGGTACATCCTGGCAACAAGATTACTACCATTTCCCCCGTAAAGAATGTTCTTGCAGAAGCAACTGTTGAGGAAACATTTGATGT